AAATCTATACATCTACCTTTCATTTCCCAATCATTATAACGAGTAGGTTCTAAACCATCTTTTCTACCACCAATCTCTCTAGGATTTTTATCATAGTATGGTTTTAAAACTTTTTCGTATATTGATTCAGCAATTGCTTTCATCATGAGTGGTGGTACCATTCTACCACATCTTTCTGCTTGTTGTTTATATGTTCCTGTTAATTTAAAGTCATCAGGTAACGACATCATTCTTTTTATTTCCTTGACTGTAAAACTTCTAGGTTCATGCCAATGCATTGCTCCACCTGTTGCTGTAATAGTTGGAGCAGGTTTGTGTCTAGATGTTTTTTTCATATTAAAGTGATGACCTTTAGGATGATAATCACAACCTGTTTCAACCTTGTCTGGGTCATCTGGCATTTTTAACCATGTTTCGTAATGTGATGTTTTCTTAAATTTTTCTATGAGTTCATTTGCCTCTGTTCTATTCACTTCAATATCAGATAAACAATCATCTAAAGTAATCACCTGTTTATGTTCTTCTGGGAATAGACTATGAATATTCATAAATGTTAAACCTACTTCTTGTGTTATATCTTCACGAACAGCAATAAAGATGGTTCTCTGTCTTGTTTGTGGAACACCATAGTGAACAGAATTTAAAACTTTAGAGGATACATCATATCCTATTTTTTCAAATGTATTTGTAATCTTATAATAATATTGTTTTGCTTCACCAACAGTTAATCCTTTTACATTTTCTGCAACGATAACTTTAGGTCTTAACTTCTCTGCTATTCTTAAAAACTCAAAAAATAAATCCTCTATGTTTTCAATCTTTTTACCATCAGAATAGTTTTTAGTTTGACCCCAACCTTTAGAATGTTTTCCTTGTACCATTGCACCTGATACAGAAAAAGCAGAACATGGTGGTGAACCATCAAAGATATCTATCTCACCATATTTACTAAAATCTTCTGCAGAGAGTGTTTTGATATCATCTGGTAACACAGGTGTGTCTGGGTAGTTTTCTTTATATGTGTTTATAGCTTCTTTTACAAATTCATTTACACAAAGTATTTTACCACCTGCAAGTCTATAACCTGTAGAGCTACCACCGCCCCCAGCAAAAGTTGATACGACTGTAAACTTATTTTGTTCAGATGCTTTTACAACATCCTTTAAATTGTATGGTTTGTATATCATATAAATTTATCTAATGTAGATGTATTATTTAGCTTATGCCAATCTCTATAAACATCTAACATTCTATTCCTATTTTTAAAATTAATATCTTTATTTTTTAATAAAGTTCCAAAAAGTTTTGTAATACCACTTCCTATCTGTAAATTTAAATGTTTGTCTACTTTACCAATCTCATTGAATTCGTAAAATCCATTTCTTACATGATGTTTTTGAAATGGTTTATTTAACTGTTCATGATTGTGTTTATAAAAAAACTTCTTAACAGATTCAGATAAGTATGGTGTTACGAGTTTCTTATTATTTAGCATTGCAACTTTGTTGTGCCATATGAATCCAGCTTGATTTTCTTTTTTAAAATAATCATCTCTAAACTGATTAAAGTTATCACCTTTGTAATGTATCATAGCTTTTTTACTTAATCCATAATAACCATCTGCTGCCCAACCAGATAAAACATAATTTTCTTTTATTTGTGGATAGATGTATAAGAATGGAAATGTGCATTCAAATTGTGTTTTCTTTCTACATCCTAATTTAACTAAGTAATGAAAATCTTCTACTAATCTATCTGTTGGTATGGTAACACCAATGAATCTCCAATTTCTCATTTGTGCAATATCTTTTGCTTTATGATAATCGTAAGATTCGTGATTATCTAATCTAAAACTGTATGATATTATTTTCTTTCCAAGTCTTTCTGCAGCAAATGCAACAGAGATAGAATCGACACCACCAGACAATAATACTGCAACCTCTTTGTCTGGTACAGTTTTTTCTATTTCCTTTGTAAGAATTTTATCTATCATCATATTATCAAAAACATCTTTTGTTTTCTTTTTAAAAATTTTATCATAGTTATCAGAGTATGTTTCTTGATTAACTTGCATTGGTCTTCTTTTACTTCCTTTACCATTCATTAGAAAAAATCCTCTAGTGTTGCCTGTGTTCCATAACTACCATCAATTTGCCATTGAATAATATCTGTAATAAATTTTAATGGTTCTACAAATGACTTTTCAAACTGAGTATCATAATCTATAAATGCATGTAAGTTTAATTCTTCTGGTAACTTAGTCATAAATGATATAGATGTTGATTGATATGTATTTGGTGTTTTCATATGTAAAAATTTAATCTTATCACCTTCTTGTATAAAAGGATATTTTATATGTAAGTTTTTATCTTTGATAAGATGATTATATAATATTGCACCTTTACAATGTATAGGTGCTCCTTTCTTAAATAGATTATGTGATTCAGTCCACTTGTTTAATCCATTTACTGAGCGTGGGTACGCAACCATCTCTGGTTTTAAATTCATAAAATCTTTTCTAAAATCTTGTATAAAACTATTTAGCACTTTTGAATCTTCATTCATAATAATTTTTAATGCATCTTTAATTTTTTCTCTACACGCAGCAGGGGTTGATGACTTTACAGCTTCAACACCCATAATTTTTAATTTAGGTTTTTTGTAACGAACACCTTCAACATCATGTGTGTTTAAAATATATCTTTTCTTTGCAACCCAAATACCTTTGTCTGCAATCACTTCTCTTTTCATTTGCATCTTTTGTTCATATGCATTTACATATTCAGCAAGTTCTTGATAAGACTTATCAATAAAAGGTTCAATCTTATCTGTAGCGACCTTGTCCAAGAAATCAACGATTTTTCTTTTATCTTGTTCTCCTTTGAATACTTTGCCAACAAGTTTGTCAAAGCATATATACACCGAATCCGTATCTGATGCAATAATGTAATCTTCTCCATTGGTTTCAAGTATTTTGTTAAGATACCCATTAAGAGAATGTTCAATATGTCTAATAGCAAACTGACCGCTGGTAGTAATTGCTTCAGCGACCAAAAGATTATAATACCTAAACCAGTTATTACCAATAGCACCATACGCACTATTGAGAGAAATCTTTTTAGCCATTTGGATATTATTAAATTTCGAGATTGTTTTTTTAAGTTTTGGGTCTTTTGTTTTTTCATAATCTTTCTTTGCCTCCAACAGAAGTTGTTTAAACTTCACTCTCTCATCATACATCTTTTGCATGAGTTCGGGTAAGAACCCTTTTTGAGTAGTTTTAAACAAAGCACCATTTGGTGTTAGTGTTGCATCTTTTAGTATTGAAGTATCTACCTCCTTATTTAGCATTTTATCTACAGTTATATCTTTTACTTTCTTTTCTGCGACTAAAGTCTCTGGTGAAATATTATACTGCATAATTAAGTGTGGGTACAGAGAGTTTAAATCAAAAGACATAACCCATTTATGTAAACCGACTTGAGGTTCTTTCACATACGCACCTTCAAACTTTTCGGTCTTTTTTCTTTCTACTTTTTGTGGTATAACAATATTCTTTTTTCTTAATTCATTATAGATGAGTATATCCCAATATTTTACAGAACCTAATACATCCATATAATTTACTTTAGCATCATATGCCATAGTGAGACATAACTCAATCAGTTTCATTTTATCTTCTAATCTATCTACTATTTCAACATCTTGTATATTATAGTCAATGAACGACTGAAAGTCCTTTAGATACCATTCTCGGAATGTTTCGTATGGATTATCATCTTTGTTCTCACCTAACTCAATATGGGCAATATGGTCTAATCTGTAACTCTCACGATTCGTATATGTAAACTTTCTATACAAATCATAAAAATCTAAATGTGATACTCCTTGAATATCATAGACCTGGTGTTTTCTACCCATTTGATAAACTTCTCTATCTGACACATTACCCCAAGGTGATAATTTGTTTATTTCATTTTCATCATATAAATTTTTAATACGATTACAGAGATATGGTATATCAAAAAATTCTGTGTTCCAACCTGTAATTACATCTGGTTGATGTTTTTGCCAGAATGTTAAAAACTCTTGTATTAACATTTTTTCACTATCACATTTTACATAAGTAACATCTTCTCTTGTATTTTTATATTCACCTGTGCCCCAAACTAATATTTGTTTATTTTGATGATTCTTAATTGTGATTGACAGTAAAGGTTCGATTGCATTTTCTGGTTGTGGAAAACCATTCTCACATGCAACTTCTATATCAATCGTTACAACAAGAATTTTATCAATATCCCATTTAACATAATTAGGATAACTATCTGCAATGTAATTATATTGAAATGTAGTATTACCAAAAACAAGATGTGGTTGGTCTTCATAAGACTTCAACCATTCTTTTGCTTCCTTAATAGTTTCGTGTTTTATTGGGGTTACATTTTGGCCGTCAAGAGTTTTATAATTAGTCTCCTTAATTACTTTACAAAATAAAGTGGGGGAATACTTAACCTTTCGATTAACTCTTTCACCATTCACATATTCTCTGACAAGCAGAGTATTACCCCAAGGGGTTACATTCGTATAAAATTGCATAATATAGTGTTGTTAGTATAATATATTTTAGGTATCTTTGTCAAGTTTTTCTTGTAAAAATTTCTTATCTTTACTAGAATAATGTTTGTTTAGTGTTTCCAATTTATCCTCTGCATCTGCTAGTTTAACCATTTCACTATCTACTGCAGCAACTAGGTCTGGGTGTTCACCTATACCTGCAGGATTTTTTTGATAGACATCAATGTTAGCTTTTGCAGCTTCTATTTCGGCCTCATACTTTTTTCTTAGTGCATCAATTATCATTTTGGCTCCCTGTTGTCTTCATCATTATCATCTCCTCTTTCTATGTAACTAGAAAGAACAAATTTTCTATCTGGGTTTACTGCAACTTTAAATCTAGTTAGTAATTCCCTATTAATTAAAAATGTACTTTTAGAATCTCTCGTTGTTAATCCTATTGGAACATCTTTATATAATTTATTATTAAATTTTATATCTACTAATACGATTGGTCTTTTATCTATTTGGTCTACATGAACAGGTCTAGAAACACCAACTATTCTATTAGTAAATTTTTTACCATCTCTTTCCCATGTAACCATTTTACCTTTGATATCTAATTTATCCACATGAAACATAGAAGCTCTAGTTCCATTTCCTGTGTCAAACTTAGCACGATATGGCCCAAGACCTACTATCTCTATTCTCTCTACAAAACCAGCTGTTTGTGTTGCTCCAACAAAACGACTTTTAACTTTGCCAACATGAGTTACTATTTTTTCAATTAATCTTTCATTGGTAGTTTGTTTACCATCACCATTTCCAAAATTAGAACCTATACCAGGTGAACCATTACATTCTAAGATATATGATTTACCATTTACGATTGTATGGTCTACTCCAACCATATATGCACCTGTGGAACGATATGCATTTAATAATAATTTTTTTTCATCATCTGATAAAATATAAGGTTCTGTTTCTGCACCTCTATGTCTGTTAGAACGAAAATCCTCTTTTGGTCTTATTCTTTTTGTAGACGCAATAATTACACCATCTACTATAATTGTTCTTACATCAAAATCCATTTCTAAAAATTCCTGTATTAAAAGTTCAGCACCAAACTTCCATAGTGACTGAACATTTGATAATAAACTTTTGTAATCATTTGCTATTGATACACCAATACCTTGTGTACCCGTTATTGTTTTTATAATTACAGGAAACTTACCACCTATTCTTTTGTGAGCATCTTCAACAGATTCATCATTATTGATTAGTGATGTTTTAGGTGTTTGTATTCCATTCTGATTGAAGGTAATATAAGATGACATTTTATTATCGCATGTAAGCATACCATCACGATTATTAATCATAAATGCACCTGCTTTTTCAAAAGTAGAAAGTAAAGCAAGTCCTACTTCGTTGTCTAAAACTCCAGCTCTAACGAACACAACAGTTTTAGATATTTCAAATTCTATTCTATCACCTTGTACATTTGATATAGTTAAGGTACCCTTTTCTAAATCGTTATCTGATACCCATGCTTCTTTAGTGTTAATTAAATGACAAGGAATATTATTTTTGTCTGCATATTTTTTAAGTTGATTGGCAACGACTTCTTCTTTATTAGAAGATACTTTAGTGATTACTGCTATTTGAATATCACCATCACTCACATTTTCCTCTGTGATGAATGATTGAAAGTTTTTCATAATGTATTACTCTGTGTTAGGTTGCCACTTACCCATTGCTTCTTGTTTTCCTTTATAGTCTGCAAGTGCTGCTTTGATAGCATCTTCTGCCAAGACTGAACAATGAATTTTTACAGGTGGTAATGCAAGTTCCTCTGCGATATCTGTATTTTTAATTTGTTGAACATCATCTAAATTTTTTCCTTTTACCCACTCTGTTAAAAGACTTGATGATGCTATTGCTGAACCACATCCATAAGTTTTGAATTTTGCGTCTTCAATGATACCGTCATCATTCACTTTAATTTGAAGTTTCATTACATCACCACAAGCAGGTGCTCCGACCATACCTGTACCAACTGTTGAATCTTTTATATCAAGTGAACCTACATTTCTAGGATTCTCATAATGGTCTAAAACCTTATCTGAATATGCCATTATTCTACCT